AGTTGGACCAGAGCGATCTCTCGCTTGATCCCTGCCTCATCGGACATTGTTTGAGCCCCTTTCTCTGCCACATCCATGGCGAGGTTGATGGAGTTCGCAACCTTCTCGAAGGCTGTGAACAGTACGGTGAAGGCTGCCCAGAGTTGGGAGAGCATCTTGAACATGGACTAACTCCTTAAGGGGTGAATTCCCCACAGGTACACCGAAGGTGGGGTGGGTAGTGTGTAAAGACGGGATCAAGTCGAGTACGGGGGGGTACTGTGTGATTTGGTCTTGACCCTAGTAAGTACTACATCTCTCCCTCCATATAAAAATTCCCAAATATGCGATATAAAAATCTCACAATAATTTTCAATAAAACCTGAAATCCCTTTTCTGCTACCATACTCACCCGATACCTTAACTATTGGTTAATAAATGACTGCACTCACTGTTGAGCAATTCCAGAGAGCACTACCAGACAAAGTAAAGAAAAGTGTCAATCAAGAGCTGATAGACAGCATCAACTCCACCCTGTCTGATCCAGAGGTGTTTGAAGCGTATAGGGATAACCTTCTCAGCTATACCAAGGTAATGGCTGATGGCCGCTTCAAGGTACAGGAGTACATCAACGCAGTACGCTATGTAAGCCATAAGCTCATGGGCTGTACCAACATTGATGCCTATACCAAGACTTTCCCTGATAAGTACACCCGGTTTGTGAGCCAGGGAGTACTGCCTAAGGACATCGCCAGCTACGTTACTGCGTATAACAAGTCCAAGCTAGTCAACCTGATCTTTGAGCAGACGCTCATACCAAGCTACGTATTGAACCAAGATTTGTATCAGAAGGCATTGAATGTGCAGGCTGAATTGATGATCGGGGCAAAGAGTGAGAAGGTGAGGACAGATGCGGCTAATAGCCTACTGAGCCACCTCAAGATGCCAGAGGTTCACAAGGTTGAGCTGGATATTGGTATTAAGGAAGATAGTTCTATAGCCGCATTGCGGGCAGCCACCATGGAACTGGCGCAGCATCAGAGGATGTCAATTGGTTCCGGTCAGATGAGTGCTCAGGAAGTGGCCCATGCGAAGCTGGAGATTATTGATATTGAAGCCAAGGAGGTTGTATGAGCGTGGCTACGGTCTTACTACTGCTTTTTTCAATTCTGCTTGCCGGGGCAACTTCCTGGCTTACAGTTTTAGTATTTGGATTGGGTGGTGGTTTAGCTGTGCTTGTCGCCGGGATTCTTTGGATAGCAATGGTTCGTGTTGGCTATGTGCTTAGTAAATAAAACCAAGGAGGTTGTATGACACTGGCTCGCTTCTATTACTTCTTCTGGCTTGGTATCTTTTCATTTGTGGCCGGTATTACTGTTGCTGGTTTAGTTACACCTATTGACAGTGAGCTAGGGGCCGCTACTGGTTTGGCTACATTCATCTGTATTTATTGGGAGCTTTACCGTAAGGGGGCTGTTCGTAGAAATAGTAGATAATCCCGCATTCATTGGGAGGAGTAAGTATGAAAGATAGTAAGAAGAATAGTACTTTCGCTCTGCCTGATAATGTGGTGAGTAAGCTAGCTGCGGCTGATAGGAAGCAAGGATTCCCTGATGGGACGATGCTCTCGCTTATGCGCCAGGAAATTGGTAATGGTGATAGGTTCTTGAGTGACCCAACGGCTTACCACTACCCGTTAAATGCAGAAGGTAAGCGCATAGCCAAGCACACCGGGAGGGTGTCTACTGCTTTTGGGCCGTTTGGTATTTTGGAATCTACAGCGGCTAGACCAGGCTACGGGGTAGCTCCTCTGAAGGGCAAGAGTTTTGACGAGCAATTGGCCTTTGCTTCTGAGTACCTAGCGGGCAGGAGCAAACAGGCGGGAGGTCTTTCAGGTGGTTTAGCGGGGTATGGTGAAGGGACGAAGTACGCGGAAAGCGTACAGAAAAGAAGGGACGGTAAAGCGGAGTCCCCAGTAGGGAACCAACCAGTGCCGGTAATGATGGCAGCAGCTCCTGTGGCTTTATCTAGGCCTTTGGCTCAGGCTGCTGTTTTGAACAGTGCAGCGCTACAAAGTGTAGCGGCCAAAGGCGACGTCAATAATGACATTACACAGGCTACGGCTATGGCGGGTACAACTGGCGATGCACCAACATCGCACATTCCTCAGGGGCCTGATGAGTGGCAAGCGTTCGTTCAAGCACTCCGTAGCAATGGCGCCACTGCAGTACAGAGTCCTGCACCAATGCAAAGTATGTCCCCTGAATATGCAGGGGTAAATGTGCCGGATTTCATGGCTGCGCTGAGAACCTTGGGTCCGGGCGCTACCCCTCAAACGAGGGGGTTCTCTGAATTCGCTCCTATGCAGGGATGGGGCTAATCCTGCATGGATGATGTTGTTTTGCCTATGAAGGTTGAGGAGTTCCTCAACTCCACAAGCTACGCACCAGACCCCAGCTACGTCCCTAGTGCGTTCGCCCTGGAGTTCGTGACCTTCATCAAGCTGGTGAACGGCGCACAGGGGGAGGAGCACAAGACTCCACTGGTTCACTACCGGATGCTTGACACCATCTCGGAGAGGGGCCGTAGAGTGGTCAATCTGTGCCACCGGGGGATCGCAAAGACCACGGTGATGGGTGAGTACCTGTTCCTGTATATCGCCGTCTACGGCGAGATTCCTGGCTTCGGTAAGGTGGACCTGGCTCTGTACGTGTCGGACTCCATCGAGAACGGGGTCAAGAACATGCGCAAGAACCTTGAGTTCAGGTATGACAACTCAGAGTTCTTGAAGGAATACATCCCAGAGGTCAGGTTCACGGATATCCGGTGGGAATTCAAGAACGCTGACGGGAAGATGTTCATTGTCAAAGGCTACGGCGCCAAGACGGGTGTTCGTGGAGCCAAGGAGATGGGCACCCGGCCACAGATAGCTGTGCTGGATGACTTGATCAGCGATGAGGATGCCCGCTCACAGACCGTTGTGGCTGCCGTAGAGGATACGGTCTACAAGGCGGTGACCTATGCGCTGCACCCAACCAAGAACATGATCATCTGGTCGGGTACCCCCTTCAATGCCAAGGACCCTTTGTACAAAGCGGTCGAGTCGGGTGCCTGGAGCGTCAACGTATTCCCTGTTTGTGAGTCATTCCCCTGCGTCGAAGAAGATTTTAGAGGTAGTTGGCCTGACCGCTTTACCTACAAGTATGTGAAAGAGCAGTATGACACTGCTGTGAAGCTAGGCAAGGTCGATACCTTTAACCAAGAGCTTATGCTGAGGATTATGAGCGACGAAGATCGAATGATCCAGGATGGTGATATTGGTTGGTATTCACTGGATTCTGTTAAAAAGAACAAGAATAGGTTCAATTTCTACATTACTACAGACTTTGCTACGTCTGAGAAGCAGAAGTCAGACTATTCCGTCATCAGTGTATGGGCTTACAACAACATCGGAGACTGGTTGTGGGTGGATGGCATTTGTAAGCGCCAGCTCATGAACGTAAACATTGATGATTTGTTCCGGCTAGCACAGGAATACAAGCCCCAATCTGTGGGCATCGAGGTGTCAGGCCAGCAAGGTGGGTTTGTGACCTGGGTACAGACAGAAATGATGACCAGAAACATCTATTTTCCCTTGGCAACGGAAGGAAATCAGAATTTGCCTGGGATACGACCCAATACCAACAAGATGGTTAGGTTTAATACTGTTGTTCCTTGGTTCAAAGCCAGAAAGATTTACTTTCCTACTGAGAAGAAAACAGAACCTGCCATGGTAGAGGCGGTAGAGGAGTTATCGCTGGTTTCTGTGGCTGGATTCAAAAGTAAACACGACGACTTCATAGATACCATCTCCATGCTAGCAAGCCTAACGCCTTGGAAACCTTCTGAAGAAGCCCCTATGAGAGAATCCAACAAAACCCCTGGTATGTGGGAGCTGGATATAGAAGATGAGATTCCAGATCGTCGGGCCTCTTATATTGTTTAAGGATGGGTATGAAACTACAAGAAATTTTTAACCATCTGACCTATGGCGAACTGTCGCAGATCAGCATTGGCGGTAGTGAGGCTGGCATCATCAAGGAAGCGGATTATCCAAGGGTGTTGTCGCACATCTCCTTGGGTCTGAATGCTTTGTATAAGAGGTTTTATCTGAAGGAAGGGATCGTGAATATCCGGTTCTTGTCCCATCAGACAGACTACAAGCTAGATTCCCTGTACGCTGTGTCTAATGTTGGTAGTACTGTACCGTTCAAGCATATTCTGGACTCAGGGAGTCCTTTTATTGATGATGTGCTGAAGGTTGAGAAGGTTCTTACCGATGCTGGGTTTGAGCTGGAGTTGAATGATTCTTCAGATGAGTACTCAGTCATCACTCCTAATACGCTATCCTTGCGCATTCCGAAGAAGATTGTTGCTCAAGGGTTTGATTTGCCGGATGTTTATAAGACTGCATCCTTTGAGGTGTATTACCGGGCAAAGCATCCTCGTATTGAGCCAGAGGATGTAGACCCTGAGATGATTGAGGTGGAATTGCCTGACAGCTATCTCGAAGCGCTCTTGTATTTTGTGGCAAGCCGAGTAAACAACCCTATCGGAATGGTTGGTGAGTTTAATGCTGGTAATAATTACTCTGCAAAATACGAACTGGCTTGCAAACAACTGGAAATGTTGAATCTACACGTAGATAGGGGCGTCCAAAATACTAGGTTGCACTCCAAAGGTTTTGTTTAAGTCCACTAAGGGTAATACACATGCAGCCGTCTGACGAAAATACTACTCCCGGCGATGTTGCTGAGGTAGAGAAGCCAGAGAAGACCAAGAAAAAGAAGAACAAGCCAGAACCCTATACAGGTCCTACATGTGGACAGTGCAGGTTCTGGGTATCTGGTGGAGAAGAAGTAGGTGACTGTTACCGATTCCCTCCGAGAGTGGAGTTTGATGATGATGAGGGTTTTTATACCCTTATCCGTCCTCCAGCTACAAGAGATGAGCGAGCCTGTGGTGAGTTTCGGGGAGCTAATTAATGACCAGTGTGCTACGACAACAAAATATTCTTTCGGCTAAAGAAGCCCTTATTAAACATGGTGGGAACATCACCCATGCTGCTGAGTATCTAAACATTCCTCGTAAGACGCTAGCTAACCGACTCAACTCGGCAGACGCTAAATCGGGCATTTTCTTGATGGATCATGAACTAGATATCCCAAAAGCCCCAAGTGCAGAGGAACCTATTGAGGATTTGCTGGAACGCAAGCAAGCTCAGTATCAGCGAGGTAAAGCAAATCACGACTACCAGAAGCTGATCCCAATTGGTGTCAGGGCACCTGGGCCAGTGGTGATCGCAGTCATTGGAGACCCACACGTTGATGACGACGGCTGTGACATCGGCCGACTTCTTAAGGATATGGAGATTATTGGTGCCACCAAGGGCATGTACGCTCTGCATTTGGGTGACATCACCAACAACTGGGTGGGTCGCTTAGGGCGGTTGTATGCACACCAGGCCACTAAGGCTTCAGACGGTATTCGCATTGCAGAGCACATCTTCAAACTTGCCCCGCCGCTGGCAGTAGTAGGCGGCAACCACGATCTGTGGAATGAGGGTATGTCTTGGCTACAATTCTGTGTCAAGCAGTCTGGTTGTGACATCCTGCAATCTCATGGAGTGCGCCTGGCGCTGAACTTCCCCAAAGGGCAGTCAGTGCGTATTCATGCAAGACACGACTTCCCTGGGCACAGCCAGTACAACCCGGTGCATGGACTGGGCAAAGAGCACCTGTTCGGTATGCGTGACCACATCAATCTGGCTGGGCACAAGCACATTGACGCTATCTCAGCAGTGCCCTCTCCTGAGGGCTTTGTTCACTGGATGGCACGGGTTAGCGGCTACAAACTTCATGATGACTACGCAAAGCAGGGCAACTTCAAAGAGATGAAGATGTCCCCTGCCCTGGCACTCATGATTGATCCTATGGCGAAGATGCCAGCCGAGCTAGTCAAGCCCTTCTGGGACCTTGAGGAAGCAGCAGACTATCTGGCTTTCAAGCAGCGCAGGGCTGCCTGATCCTTTATACCCCCGTCGAACCGAAGCCACCCGCCCCACGGGCGGTGGCTTCTAGTTCCTCCACCAGCTCCAGCACTGGCGTGTACACGGGAACGATCAAGAATTGCAAGATACGGTCACCTTTCTCCCATGAGAAGGCCGCACCGGATTTTGTGAGCAAAGCTGCCTTCCATTCACCCCTGTAGTCCGAGTCAATGACTCCGCAGGTGTTGTGTAGCTCAAGCCCGTGTTTGGCTCCTGAGCCTGACCTTGGAAGCAGTAGCGCAACATGGTTAATTGGCACTGCTGCCGAGAAACCAAGCCCTACAAACATTGAAAATTTCCCCGCAATGCCAGCCGTTGGCATATAGATGTCAAATGCGCCTGCATATTCACTGCCTTTTGTGGGCATAATCAGGTTATTACAAAGAGATTTGATTTGCATATCTGTTTTCTGTGCTTTATAGATACAAACTACTCGGAGCGGTAGCCACTTATGGATGAACAACCCCAACAATCAGGGTCAGAAACCAAGCCTTTAACTAACTGGGCGAAACCTCCAACTCTTATGGAGCTGAAGCAGGACCTTGAGTCTGCTAAGCCAATCCATGACGCACAGGTAACCAAGATATCTGGTTGGTTGGACAATCTTAATGTCACAGGTGCTGCCAAGGTTGTTGCGCCCAAGGGAAACTCGTCTATTGTGCCAAAGACCATCCGCAAACAGGCGGAATGGCGATACGCCGCATTGAGTGAGCCGTTTTTGAGTACGGACTCTTTGTTCAATGTGCGGCCAGTTACCTGGGAAGATAAGAAAGCAGCGGAACAAAATGAGCTGCTGTTGAACCATCAGTTTAACTTGTCAATTGATAGGACTAAATTTATTGACGAGTACGTTCGTACTGCTGTGGATGAGGGCACTGTCATTGTCCGCGTGGGTTGGGAGTTTGAAGAAGAAGAATATAAAGAGATGGTGCCAGTGGTTCAGTTCAGGGTTAATCCAGAGCTAGGCCCTTTGCATGAACAGTTGCATCTGATGATGCAGGACTCGCCAAGCCAATACGCTACAGATGTTCCGGAGGAACTTAAGCAAGCCCACGCCATGACCATGGAGCAAGGTCAGCCTATTGAGGCAGTTGTTGTGGGTCAAAGGGAAGAAACAAAAACACGGACTCTTAAGAATAGGCCGACTGTAGAAATCTGTGATTACAAGAACGTGGTCCTGGACCCTACTTGTATGGGCGACATTTCCAAAGCCAGCTTCCTAGGCTATAGCTTTGAAAGCTCACTATCAGCCTTGGAAAAAGACGGGCGATACAAGAATCTGGATAAGATTAATCTGGAAGCCGCAAGTATCTTAGGTCAACCAGATTTCTCCTCCTCTGTGAAGGAAGGTTCATTCAACTTTACCGACAAAGCCCGTAAGAAGATTACTGTTCAAGAGTATTGGGGCTATCGGGATATTGATGGGGATGGCCTGGTTAAACCAATCATGGCTTCCTGGGTAGGTGATGTGTGTATCCGAATGGAAGACAACCCCTTCCCTGATAAGCAAATCCCATTTGTTATCGAACAGTACTTGCCTGTACGCAAGAGTAACTACGGCGAACCTGATGGAGCACTGCTAGAAGACAACCAAAAGGTTATTGGCGCGGTTACCCGAGGAATGATTGACCTGATGGGTAAATCCGCCAATGGTCAGACAGGCATGCGCAAAGACATGCTGGATGTTACTAACCGCAGGAAGTTTGATAGGGGTCTGGACTACGAGTTCAACCAGAGCGTAGACCCACGGGTCGGTGTTCACATGCACACGTACCCAGAGATTCCTAGGTCTGCTGAGTTCATGGTTTCCATGCAGAACCGGGAAGCTGAGTCCCTCACCGGGGTCAAGTCCTTCTCTGATGGTGTCTCAGGCAAGTCACTAGGGGACGTTGCAGCAGGTGTGCGAGGTGCTCTGGATGCAGCCTCTAAGCGAGAGCTGGGCATCCTTAGACGGCTATCCAATGGTGTCATCAACATTGGTCGTAAGTTCACCAGCATGAATGCTGAGTTCCTCTCAGATGAAGAAGTAGTACGAGTTACTAACGAGGAATTCGTCAAAGTCCGTAAGGACGACCTTGCAGGTAATTTTGACCTTCGTTTGTCTATTTCCACTGCCGAGGAAGACAACAACAAAGCTGAACAGTTGGCTTTCATGCTGCAAACCATGGGCAACAACATGGACCCTTCGCTGGCCCAGATCGTACTGTCGGATATCGCCAAGCTACGCAAGATGCCTGACCTGGCTAACAAGATCGAGAACTTCAAACCCCAGCCAAATCCAATGGCAGAGAAGAAAGCTCAGCTAGAGATTGCACTGCTGGAGGCACAGATTGCCAACGAGCAAGCCAAGGCCATGGAGCTACAGAGTCAAGCTCACCTCAATCAAGCTAGGGCTGGTACTGAGGGCGCTAAACAAGGGCACTTGAAGTCAGATACTGACCTGAAGAATCTCAACTTTGTTGAGCAAGAGTCTGGTGTACAGCAAGAGCGGGATATGCAAATGGTGGGGGAACAAGCCAATAGCCAAGCCAGGCTGGCAGAAGTAACACACTCATTTAAGCGGGAAGAACTTCAGAATGATCTACTAAAAGAGTATCTGAAGAATAACCTGCGTAAAACTTGATGTATATTCGCGCAGTTACTCTCTATTAACTTATTGAAAGCACTGGTAGACAAATGACCTCAGACTTTGTTAAAGACATCGAAACCCAGCTTAAAGTTGCCAAGGGTATCGTTGAGTTCCATCAATCGCTTGAGCGCCTGGCTGACTCCAAAGACTTCAAGAAAGTCATTCTGGATGGTTATTTCAAGGATGAGGCTATTCGGCTGGTTCATCTCAAGGCAGACCCAGCAATGCAGAGCGCAGATACCCAGAAGTCTCTGCTGGCCCAAATGGACTCCATTGGGGCTCTCAGTAGTTACTTTCGATCAGTGCGACTCAAGGCTGAGATGGCAGCCAAGACCATTGCATCCAATGAGGATGCTCTTGCTGAAATCGCTGCTGAGGAGCTGAACAATGTCTAAGGATACTGATTATCTGAATATGTCAGACGAGGAAATGCGCAACTCTGCGCCCCCCCCAGAAGATGTTGTTGAGGATAAGCTGGTTGCTGAATCTGCTGATACTGAGACTGTTGAAGATACTGAGGAAGTTGCTGATAGTGAAAGTACCACCGAGGCAGATGCCGACGACGACGCCCCTGGGGCGGCGGAGAAGGTAGATGCCGAGGGTGAAGACAAGCAGGAGGAGAAGAAGGTCCCAGATAAGGTGAAGGAGCCTGTCGAGACCAAGGATAAGGAAGAAATCAAAGAGCCACCGGCTGTTGACTACGAGGCTGAATACAAGCGACTGATCGCACCCTTCAAGGCCAATGGCCGAGATGTGGATGTGAAGTCAGTTGATGATGCGATTGCACTCATGCAGATGGGTGCTAACTACAACAAGAAGATGGCGGCTTTGAAGCCGAATCTTAAACTGATGAAGCTCTTGCAGAATAACAATCTGCTGAGTGAAGAAAAGCTGGCTTACTTGATTGACCTGGGTAATAAAGACCCCAATGCAATCAATAAGCTGGTGAAAGAGAGCGGCATTGATCCAATGGACATTGACGCTGCAAAGGCTAGCGAATACAAACCGAAAATTCACACTGTTGATGATCGTGAAATTGATCTGGATACGGTTCTTGATGAACTTCAAGACTCACCCTCGTACAACCGGACTCTTGAAATCGTCAGTCAGAAGTGGGACGGTGCAAGCAAACAAGTAGTTGCTGGAATGCCTGAACTGTTGAGAGTTATCAATTCCCATGTTGAATCTGGAATCTATGACTTGATCAGTAAAGAGGTTGAAGGCGAACGCATGTTTGGTCGCTTGAAAGGGTTGTCTGATATTGACGCTTACCGGCAAGTTGGTGACGCCATGCAACTGAAAGGCCGCTTTAACAATCTGGGTCGCACTCAGAACAAAGCAGCACCAGAAGTAGTGGTTCAACCGAAACCGAAGAAAGTGGAAGACGAGTCTTTGAAAGATAAACGGCGAGCTGCAAGCTCCACAAAGCCAGTTGTTACTGCTGCTGCAGCTAAGGACTTCAATCCTTTGTCCCTGTCTGATGCAGAGTTCAGCAAGCTGTCTGACCCCCGATTCCGATAACTTTACGAAGGAATAGAAATGGAATTCAATAATCCCCCAAGCACTGCGTCCAGTGTTGGTCCTCAGATCAACAGTGTTTACTACCAAAAGAAGGCTCTTATTGAGCTGGTTAAGGAACAATACTTTAGCCAATTGGCTGATGTGACCTCCATGCCCAAAAACATGGGCAAGAAGATCAAGCGCTATCTTTACATTCCGATGTTGGACAAGAGCAACTTGAACGATCAAGGTATTGATGCCGCAGGTGCTGCGATCAGTGCGTTGACCTTCCAAGTCAAGTATTCCCGGGCTGTTCTGACCATCGCCAATGCCAGCAAGGCTGCCGCTGCTACCGCTGTTAACGACAACACCAGTGGCTTGGTTGCTACGGCTGGTGCTGACGGTTCCGCTGGTACTGGTTTCGCCACGTTGACGCTGGTTGGTGGCACGACCTTGGCAAACGGCAACGGCGTCACTGCTCAGTACTCTACGACTGGCAAAGCAGCGGCTGTCACTGCCTTTACCGGCTTGGGTGCTATCTCTAGCCAAAACTCGGGTAACTTGTGGGGCTCCAGCAAAGACATCGGCACTATTGCCGGGAAGATGCCTGTCCTGTCGGAAACCGGTGGTCGAGTAAACCGTGTAGGTTTCAAGCGTAAAGAACTTGAAGGCACCTTTGCGAAGTTCGGCTTCTTTGATGAGTACACCCAAGAAGCGCTGGACTTTGATACAGACGCTGACTTGGCAATGCACATCAACCGTGAAATGCTTCGCGGTGCAAATGAAATCACGGAAGATGCGCTGCAAATTGACTTGCTCAATAGCGCTGGCATTGTGAAGTTTGCGGGGAGTGCTACCACCAACGCCACGGTCAGCACGACCTCACTGGTGAGCTATGGTGACTTGATGCGCTTGTCGATTGACCTGGATAACAACCGCACTCCAAAGAGCACCAAGATGATCACGGGCAGCCGCATGGTTGATACCCGTACCATCATGGGTGGTCGTGTGGCTTTTATGGGTTCAGAGCTGGTGCCCACCTTCAAGGCCATGAAGGACCTGCATAACAACCCCGCCTTTATCTCGGTGGAGAAGTATGCAGATGCCGGTACTGCTATGAACGGTGAAGTCGGTTCGGTGGATGCTTTCCGACTGGTGGTTGTGCCGGAAATGCTGAAGTGGGCCGGTGCTGGTGCTGCCATTACGGACGCCATCAACTACGACAACGGTGCTAACTACGACGTTTTCCCGATCCTGGTTGTCGGTGACGAGTCCTTTACGACTATTGGCTTCCAAACGGATGGCAAGAGCGTGAAGTTCAAGATCACCCACAAGCCGCCTGGTGAGGATCGCGCTGATCACCGTGATCCGTATGGTGAGACTGGCTTCATGTCCATCAAGTGGTACTACGGCTTCATGGTCCTGCGCCCTGAGCGCATTGCCCTGATCAAGACTGTGGCCCGTCTGTAAGCAAGTGAGTTGGGGGAGTGGCCTTAGGGCTGCTCCCTTCGTGTTTCGTATTTTGTATAGCCTATAGGATCAAACCAAATGTCCGACCAAATTGATGACGATTTCCCCGTCCAAGACGAACTGGAAACGCTCAAGTCTCGTGCCACTCTCCTGGGCATTGCCTTTCATCCCTCCATTGGCTTGGACAAGCTACGAGCCAAGGTGAACGATGCGGCTACGGCAACCGCCCCTGAAGTTGCTACTGCTCCTCAAGTCTCCGATGCAGCTCCTGTTGAGACTGAGTCCCAGTACAAGGCTCGTATGCGCCGGGATGCGAACAAGCTGGTCCGTATTCGTGTCAACTGCATGAATCCAGCCAAGGCTGAGTGGGAAGGTGAACTCTTTACTGCGGGTAATTCTGTTGTTGGTTCATTCACCAAGTTTGTGCCCTTTAATGAAGAAGAAGGTTGGCACGTTCCTCACATCATTTATGAAATGATGAAAGAACGTCAGTGTCAAATCTTCATTACCAAAACGGACTCAAAAGGCAATTCTGTTCGTACAGGCAAGCTGATCAAAGAGTTTGCTATGGAAATCCTGGACCCCTTGACTGTTGAAGAACTCCAGGAATTGGCACGCCGACAAGCTGCCAAGAACTCCGTTGAAGCCTAAATAACGCGGAAACTAGACCAATGCCATCTACCTTTACTCCGGTTACTCTAGCAGACTTGACTAGCGCCACTCTTACAGGGAGTGGTGTGTTCGATGTCTTGATGCGTGCTAATAAGGTGCATCTGGAAGCAGAGTTCACAAAGAACCGGATTAAAGGACCAGAGTACGCAACGGTCTACCTTGGCTCTCTTACCCAGGTTATGCAGACTGCGATGCAGTTCCTGCTAACCAATCAGAAGAATGCCCTAGAAGCTGAACTGCTTCAGCAACAGATTCTTTTGGCTCAGATTGAGGTTTCTAAAGCCTCTGCTACTTTGGCGCAAATCCAGGCACAGACTAGCCTCATCGGCCAACAGACCGCCATGATTGTTGCTGAAGGCCTCAATGTTCCCAAGTTGGGAGCAAAGATCGACGCTGATACCGCTATGACGACACAGCAACGCAGCAACCTTATTGAAGAAACGTACCTTACCCGGGCCAAAGTGACCGAGCTGAGTCAGCAGACAACCAATCTTTTGGCTGAAGCCGCGAACATCCCTAAGCTGGGAGCGAAGATCGACTCGGATAAGCTGTTGACTGACCAGCAGCGATTGAATGTTGTTGAAGAAATCCTGCTTACTCAAGCAAAGGTTACTCAAGCTGCCCAACAGACGAGCAACCTGGCTGCTGAAGAACAGAACCTCAGCAAGACTGGTTTGAAGATCGACGCTGATAGGCTAATGACTGAGCAACAGAAGTTGAACTTGATCAACGAGGCTTTGCTTACTGTGGCTAAGACTTCTCTTACAGGGCAGCAGACTACTAACTTGACTGCTGAAGCTGCGAACATTCCCAAACAAGGTTTGTTGATTGACGCTAACAAAAATCAAGAAATTCAGAAGACTCTGCTGACTCTCCAACAGACCACGAACAGCGTAACAGAGGGCCTGGTCCTTACAGCTACTAAGTGCAAACTAGATGCAGAGTTTGATGTGTTGGAGGAGACCAAGCTCAAAGTTGCCCAGGAGACTGCATTGCTGCTTCAAAAGGTCAATACCGAGAAAGCGCAGACCTTGGCAACTGGTGTGGACGACAACAGCGTTATTGGTCGTCAGAAGCAGCTCTACGTAGGTCAGACGAATGGTTTTGCCCGGGATGCGGAGCAAAAGGCAGCCAAGATTATGGTGGACTCATGGAGCACGCGCCGTGCTACTGATACCGATACTCCCGTTGACAACGCTGTGCTAGACAATCCTAGTGTAGGCCGAGCAGTCACTAAGCTCCTTGCAGGAATCAGTGCTTGATTTTTAAGGCATCTCTTCACAAGAACAGGGAGCCTTGGCTCCCTTTTTTTGATAGCGCTGTGGGGGCGTAAATGGGACGATTATTTGGTGACCGCAAGGAGACTTATGTAGGCACAGTAGCAAGTCGGGTAATCCCTGATAACTTGCTACCTAATGCCGTGAAAACAGGCTTGTTGGATGCGCTTACCCAAGGTGGTGATATACCAGAATACATACTCAGTAACCTGCTGTCGAACATAGGTACCAAAGTTGAACGGATGTATGAGTACGCCCGTACAACGTACACCCATGGCCTGCCTTCCGGCCAGGTCAAAGAGGCTACGCAAGGCCGCACCCAGATGCAGGCCGTACTGAATACGCTACACGGCACTCCGGTATTCATGGAGTACTGTCATCTGGATAAACCCAATCCTCTGCACATTGCTTGGATGAGGTTGATTGCCAATCATGGATATAACGCAGTTACCAATGAGTTTCCTGCTAAAACAGCAGAGAAGGGGTTTCCGGTATATCTCAATAATATGTATGTCACGATTACTCCTGACATGGTTGATAACGGGCCTGACCGATTCAAAAGCCAATGGGGTTTGCCACCTTCAGCGGGATATACACAACTCAAAGGCACTCGCTCTGCTGCTTACCTATCAACTATTCCCCCTTCCATTATTGAAGTAGACCCAGAGGCTACGGCAGTCTACGTGAAAGTTGAAATAGTCTGGTTTGATGGTGTAGACCACAATACAGAACTGTTTTATATATACATGGATGGGTATGATACTCAGTCAGATTACTTTCATGTGAAGTATGAAGTAAACGACGTTATTACTTACATGATGTATAGGCCGGGTACTGGTACATACCCTACATTAGATAACGTATATAACCTGCCTTACGAGTCCGGTGGCTCCTATTTTCCTTTTGCATACTATAGGTTTGGAGGGGTAGCGGAAAACACCAATACATCTTCTCAGGCATACATTACTGGGAAGAAGTTAGTTAAGACATTAGGTATTGACTATGACGAGATAATCGACGCCATAGGACAAAATCCAGACATTGCCAATGTTACCCAGGCAATGATGACAATGGCGGTACCCGCAAACAGCACTAATCCAACAGAACAAAGGTATCTGTTTGATTTTTTTGATGGGTTGTTTTTGTCTGGCTCTACCCGTTACACGAATCCAACCGCAGCGTTTCTAGCTGGGATTTGGCTTGGTGAGCATAACCTGATGAAGCGAGTAATCGTTATTCAGGATGCCCGCTTCAAGATGGCAATATCCAATAACGGCATATACAAAAGAATCAGGCATGGCATCATTGGGCCAGTGGGTAGCCACGGATTTGAGTACACAGTTACTGAAGTACCTACTCCATACTATGACTCCATAAATGGTAGTTTGATAGAGGGGTACACTGATGTAACTACTCATATATATAAGCGACAGGTAACTGCAAATAGATATGAGGAGATTCAAGTCATAGACCTGAATCAAATGTATTTTGTGCTGGATACTTTCGCCAGTACGGCTGACGAACTAGACCCTATATTGCTTATTCCTTTGGATAGGGATATTACCCATGCCTATAAGGCATCTGACAGGGAAGAACTGTATTCCAGATCGCTGCACTATGTATTCAACAGCGTGCAGGTAATTAAGATTAGTTGGTACCAGACTGGATTCTTTCAGGCTGTAATACTAGCCGCTGCTATGTATCTAACCATAATAACTTACGGAACAGACGGCGGCACACTAATGGCCGCAGTGATATCGGGTAGTTCGATTGCTATTCAAGCGGCTGTTTGGGCACTACTTAAAAAGCTACTTATATCTCTAGTTGTAGGTTTGGTACTTAAGGAAATAGTCAAAGAGATTGGAGCAAAGAATGCTTTCATTATTGCCCTTGTCCTGGCAGTGGCTGCCTTCTATCAAAGTGACTTTTTTAGTGCAGTAGCCTCCTCTCCTTGGGCTGAGCAATTACTGTCTCTATCTAGTGGCCTAGCCAAAGCCGCCCAAGCTGATCTTTCCAGGCTTATGAAAGATGTCTTGGAGGAGTATTCCCAGTTCAATTTGTTGAAGACAGAAAAAGAAAAAGCTCTTGAAGCGGCTAATAAGCTGCTGGAAAATAACAACTATCTAAATCCTTTTGTGATATTTGGGGAAACCCCAGATGACTTCTACAATAGAACCGTACACTCTGGCAATATCGGGGTACTGGCAATTGATGCGGTGTCTTCTTATGTAGACATTGCCCTTACGCTACCAAGATTTGATTATTTATTGGAAGGTCCTAAACATGAGTATGCCGGTTAACTACGGATTGTCTAAATCTCCTAGCTATGGAAGCATGGGTGACTGGGGACTTATTCCAGATATTCAATCAACCATGTCTCCCCAGTACAGCTTGTTTGGGGACTCTCAATCTTCGTCTGGTGGGTTCAAAGCACCAGGCGGTTTCTCCAACCAATTGGGTGTTTCTGGGGGTTACCAAAGCCCTGGTGGTCCCGGAATCGGCGGGGATTGGTTGTCTCGGGCAATTGGTAACAAAGACAATCCAGGATTCGCAGCACCAGCTTT